TCCCGCCCCCGCCCCCGCCGGGGGGCGTTTTGTTACGGAAAGTTTAATTTGGAGTATCGGGTGAGCGGCACACAGTGTATAGAGGCTCAGGAGTCCCTTGCTGCCAAAAGGGGTGGTAGGGGTCGCGGGATAGGGTTAACAGCGTAAACACTTGACATAGGGGTCATTTTGTCCTACAATATACCCATGCTGACAGTATTGGCAGCATACGTCCAAGCGGTTTCTTGGTGTTAGTGTTTATTAGAGGTTTTTATGACAAACGAAAAATTGACCCTTGCTAGCCCCGTAGTGGTTAAGGCTCTTACTGTAGCCTGTGTCGCTGAGGGAGAAGCACGCAAAAAGTGGCAATTAGCCGCTTCCCAAGTCTACACTGTAGGTATCCGTTACCCTCAGCTTGTGGAGAAAAACGAATCTTTTGATCGGAGCGTTTATGATGCTATCGAACAAATCGTTACCCTTGCTCAACCGCCATCAAGTGTTGCGCTGTTAACTGCGAAAAGCAAAATCGGGTTTACTGTCGAACAACTAAAGGATAGGAAACATGCTGTAGCTGCTGTTGCGGTTTGTATGGGGAGAATTACTGAATACCTACGTAGGTTTGAGGATGCCGAACGTGGCGCAATTACTCGGAAAACATTTGGGGAGGGTCTCGCATCCAAATGTCAGGATATGATAGACCAAATTAGAAAGCACAAGGAAGACGATATTGACTTTGACGCGGCGGATGCGGTAAACCTTCTCAAAGAGTTGAAAGCCTGCTTTATGAAGTAAGCACATGGGGTAGGGTTTACCCTACCCCTTCCACTTAGCCCGGTTTCGATCGGGCTTTTTTTCGTCTGTACTCAGGAAGCCAGAAACGCCTGACCCGAAAAAAATTTTTGTTTTTTACCAGTTCTCTGTGCGGGGGTAGCCCTAAGTCTGGGTGATATGCTGCGTGCAGCATATCAGTATTTTTTGCGTTTGTCAAGTCTTTTTTACCAGTTCCCTGTGTGGGGGTAGCCCCATTGCCTAATGTTTACGCTGTTAACCTTACCCGTTGCCTATTTTTTAAGCAGTTGCTTATTGTTACATTCTTCTCGGACTGCCTATTTTTTAAGCAGTTGCCTATTTTTTAAGCAACTGCCTATTTTTTAAGCAACTGCCTATTTTTTAAGCAGTTGCCTATTTTTTAAGCAACTGCCTATTTTTTAAGCAGTTGGGGTTACGTTTCGGGCCTTTGCGTTACGTTTGGAGGGCCTAATGTTATTTTTAGATTGTGAAAAACGGGCTGGAAGCCCTGCGGCACAAGGGTTCCTTGCTATGATGTTATTTGTTATATTGTTACAGCATGGGTATGGTGGTTGAAAAAGTGCAGATTGCAAGAAAAACGCGCCAAGAGCAAATTGTAGCACAGACCGTTTCGGACGCCATATCATTTTTATCACGTAACTATATCACACCAGCACTTACTACTACAATATAATATAATATATATAAAAATCAAGTTATAGATCAACCACTTACAAATTCACCAAAAAAACTCCCCTGCGTGACATTCGCAAAAACCACTCCTAACTTTATAGCACTTCCATAACTTCCCCTGCCCGACACCGGCAACTGCCTATTTTTTAAGCAGTTGCCTATTTTTTAAGCAATTGAAGGTCACACCCAAATACTTGACATAGACGTAACATTGTGTTATACTATAGTCTGGTTAGGGGCAGAGCGTCCCAAGCCTAGTTAGAAGTAAACACAAACCATTAGAAAGGTTAGATCATGAGAAATTCAGTACGTCCTGTAGACACAGGCTGGAGCGGGTTCATGCCTGCTCACTACCTCAACTGCAACACCGTCGATCCAGACATGGACATAGACGGGTCTGCCGAGTTCGGCGACATCGACAATGAGTACGAGGGCTTGACGATAGTCGAGCCCGAGAACGTGCTGGAGACTGCCCGGTTCCTCAACGGGTACAGCATCTAATGGGCCAAGTAAAAGCCCTCCTCCACACCTGCACAGAGTGCGGTGATGACATAGACCCTCGGCGAGTAGCCATAGGGTACAGGCTCTGCCTGTGGTGCGGTGAAGAAGCCGCAACGACCGAACGAAGGGGATGGACCGTGGTGCAGGAATACACCAAGGGTAACTATCAGTTCATTACCCCTACCGCAGTACACACAACTTTAAAGCAAACTAACCCAAAGGAGATACGGACATGAGTGAAGCAAACAAAGTAGGGGTAATGACTCTGGCGGAATTGAAGAAGCTGGAGCAAACATGGCCGATAGAACCGGACAACAACCCAGTGCACGAAGCTGTTCTGTTCTATTGGGGCGAGAGGTGCCCCGAGCATGAGGAAGGCTGCCCCACGTGCACGGCGTGGAAACTGTACGACAAACTGATTGGAGAAACGAAATGAAGCGCCCATACATTACCCAATACTTTGAAACCCCGAACGCATCGGGCAAGAAGCCAGCATCAACTGGCTACGCAGCAACCCTGCGTGGTGCACGTAGGAACATGGCCGTGCGCATCGTGCTCGGCCAATACGGCTTGGCTATAGTAGCCGAGAGGGAGAAGGCAACGACTGTGCCCCTGTGCACCATGCGCAGAACAACTGCGGGTCTATCCATCAAAGAGGTGCAGACATGATATTTGAAGTCGAACTAAAACGGGAGTCCTACGTGGTGCTCACCATCGAAGCAAACAATCCTGACGAAGCCGAGGCCAAAGCGTGGGAGGAGTTAGAGCGCACCAACCCCCGCGAAGAAGGGTTCTGGAGCGTCGAGTCTATTGAAGATGCAGGAGGAGGAGCATGAAACGCTTTTTACGGGAACTAATTCACGCCAGCATAGTTGCTGCCCTGCTCGGTGGGCCGCTGTTCTATTACCTTTTAGTGGAGATGAAACCATGATTACCAACACATTCACAACAGAAAACAACAAGTACCACATCGAGTCACTCGGCAACGGGTGGGCGTACTCAGTCACCTGCCAGCGTACAGGTAAGAACTTCTTTGTGCAGGACCACGATGCCGACATGCTCCAACAAGACACGAGCAACTTTGAGTGCATTGGTGCACTGGACAACTACATGGATGCACTGGGAGGAGAAGCATGAACGACGAATTGAAAGACCTACTCAAGCGGGTGCGGCACGCCAAAGAGATTCTTGGCATGGGTGGTTACGACCATGCTTATAGGGCAAACAAAGTGTTAGAAGTGGTTGCAGACAAACTGCGCTACCTGTGCAAAATCACCGAGGATGAATTTGAACCAACACACAAAGGAGAAATGAAATGAGAAGGATAGATGCACTGGGAGGAGAAGCATGAGTAAGAAAGCGGAGCTCGGAGCCCGTGCCCTGTTCACCGAGGCGCAGCAGCAAAGCATGAATCAGAAGATAGACCTGATCCTGTCCCTCGCAGGCTCAGACCCTGCGACGATGATGACTGCGCTTAGCCATGCGCTGGTGTATGGAGCGGAGAAGTGCGAAGTTGCGCCGATGAACGTGATCGGCGTATTGGCCCAGATATTTTATGAAATACAGGAGAGCAGGAATGAAGATCAAAACGAGTGACCTAACATTGTTAGCCCTTGATTGGGCAGTGGCAAAGTGTGAGGGAGTGACCGATTGGGATAGTGTGGATTTGGTATTTCGTGATGATGATTTTTGTTGGTACGAACCTTCAACCAACTGGGCGCAAGGTGGGCCGATTATTGAGCGGGAGGGTATTGCCATAGATGTAGTTCGTGCCGGTTGGACTATTGATTCTTGGGTCGCTGCTTTGGTGCACGAAGATAAAGAGTTTGATGGTGTAGCTCGTGCCGAGGAATACGGCCCAACACCCCTGATCGCGGCCATGCGCTGCTACGTTGCCAGCAAACTCGGTGATGAAGTAGACATACCAGAGGGGTTGCAGTGATCAGGTTCTTTGTGTCTGGCTGGAGCACTAGGTTCAGCGTGTGGCACTCAGAGGTTATCGAGGCCAAGAGCAAGAGTGCGGCCAAGGAGCGGTTCGCCGCTCTGCGGCCTACCCTAAAACGTGTCAAGGTTTTGGTGTTGGGAAATTAAATTAGGAGGTTAGTATGTATAGAAATAGCATGAGAGACATAAAGCGCATAGTGACGTACGAGGAGGCGAAGCTGCGGTACGAGCAGATCAAGCCTATCCGTGGAAGGGCTGGGGATGTGCGCCCGCTGGGGGATCGGAAGAATGACAGCTATCGTATAGCTAAGCGGGTAAACCCGCTCAATGACACTACGTCCTATCAGTGCTTCCTGTACTCGACCCCGGTGGTTGAGTTCAAGCCAGATGGTGATGTGGAGATCAACATGGGTGGGTGGGGTTCGTCCGCAACCCGTGGGTTCATTGAGCGGGTACTGTACCTTAACTGCTACTCAAAGAACGGCAGTAATGTGCTGTGCCTTGGTAGTGAATCCGAGGTTGTTCTGCACAAAACCAAGACCACAGTGGTTCGTCGGCTGGAGGTCTATCCATTCACGTGGGAACTGGCATCGAGCGAGCCGGTGTACGAAACGCAGTTAAACAAGAAGAAAGCCAACGGCGTCCGAGCCAGATACAGCGAGTTTGAGAAGTACCTGAAGGGGATGGTGAACCTGCGGACGGAACAACGGGAATCTACTATTGCGTACAGGGGTGAAAAATACACCCTGCCCCCAAGCGTCACGTTTAGCAAAGCCGAGTTCACCGAAGTGGAGACGGGGGGATTTGGTGCACGCACCGAGGGCTTCCCAATGGAGCTAATGGCGAATGACCAACCGGAGGAAGGCAAGCACAGCAACTTCTACAAGGCAGTCCTTGGGATCGCTCTGGCTATCCGAGGGGGGCCATCCATTCTCAGGTTCCCGGATATTGGTGTACACGTGCAGTCAGACGTAATGCTACCTAGGTTCCGCGAGATTGTGTACAGGCACCACAGCGCCGAGGTATTTGAGAAGGTGCTGCTGCCCGTGGGCAAAGCAGCGAATAAGAAGTACGACAGTTGGGTGTAAAGGTTGACATAGGGACTATATTGTGTTACAATGTAGTCTAGTTAGAAGAGGGCGATTTTGCCCGGATTAGAAGGAGTTAGAAATGGCTGAAGTTTCATTTGGTAGGAGCATCACGCTCAAGCAAGCTGCGAATTTGATTTGCAGCAACCCCGAAACCCGCTTCCTCTTGCAGGGCGAGCCCGGTATCGGTAAGTCCTCTCTGCTGGAGATGATCGCTGCACGCATGGGTTTTGCTCATGCATACATAGATGTGCCGAACATGGACCTTGGCGACATCGCAATGCCGGTAATCGATCACGAGAGTAAGACTACACGGTATTACCCGAACGCACGGTTCGGTGTGCACGAGGGCAAGCCTGTGGTGGTGATGCTCGACGAGTTCACCAAGGGTGCCGACCCGGTTAAGAACATGCTGCACCCCATGCTGGAGAAAGCCAATCCACGCTTGGGTGATATCAGCTTGAACAAGAACTGCATCGTGTTCCTGACGGGCAACCTGACGACCGACGGGGTGGGCGACAACCTGAAGGCACATAGCCGTAACCGCTTGGTGCCCGTGACCATCAGCAAACCCGATGCCGACCAATGGATCGAGTGGGCTATCGGTAGGAACATCGAGGCCGAGGTGATCGCATGGGTGAGTCGGTTCCCTCAGGTGCTGGCATCCTACACGGACGGAGGGCAGAACGACAACCCGTACATCTACAACCCTAAGCGCAACCAGAATGCCTTTGTCTCTCCTCGCTCACTAGAAACCGCCTCTAACATTGTTAGGACTAGAAAACAAAACGACCCGGATGCGGTGATCGCTGCGCTCACTGGCGCTATCGGTGAGTCAGGTGCACGGGACATGCAGGCGTACATCGAGTTTGCCGACCAGCTACCAACGTGGGAGTCTACGGTGACCAAGCCCGACATAGCGCCTGTGCCTACTAGCCCCGGTGCATGTGCCATCGTGGTGTTCGGGGCTATCTCCCGTGTGACCAAGGAGACTATGACACCGTTCATGCAGTATCTGGAGCGGTTCCAGCCTGAGTGGCAAGCGGTGTTTGCGATCAACATCGCCAAGGCCCCGGCGAAACAGAGCATTGCGTTCAGTTGCAAGGCGTTCGCAGCGTGGGTTGCTAAGAACCAAGACTTACTATGAGATACCACATACAAGGTACGCAAGTACTAGGGTTCTATGTAATGGATGGGTATCAATGGATATTCAAGCATGAGGATAGAGGTGCTTGCGAAGCGGTAATAAAACTATTAAGGAGTTGATATGGGCTACAGAAGCGATGTACATGCGGTGTTCTACACAACGAGGAAGGAGGAGTTGCCTCTACTCAAGCTATACGTGGACGAAAACTTCCCCGACGAGTTGCGTTGTCATTTGGGGGCAATAAATAGTAATCGTATCTACGGGTACGAGATGATATGCGAGGACGCAAAGTGGTACGACTCTTACGACGATGTGAAGGCGTTCAATGCGTTCAAGGGGAAGTACCTAGCGTTGTTAGACGAGCCTCATGCCCAGCGATTGGTAACACCCGATGGCCGCTTGGATGGTAAAAAATGGCACTATGAGTTTGTTCAGCTAGGTGAGGAAACCGAGGATATTGAATGCGAACGAAGTGCAAGGGCAGAGCATGTGCTGAATGTGAGTAGACGGATTGAAACGGATTATTAAGGAGTTAAACATGGAAGCAGAACGTAAATTGCAGAAGGCGAAGATCGCCTTGATGCGCAACAAGAACTTTGCCCTGTTGCAGGGCGTGATGATGGTTGGCAAGACGCGAGTGGACGACAAGACGCCGACTGCCTGTACTAACGGACGGGATGAGACCTACGGGCGTGAGTTCGTGACCAAGCTGCGCGACCCTGAGTTGTGCTTTGTGATTGCCCACGAGGCAGGGCACAAGATGTATCGGCACATGACCACGTGGAAGAAGCTGCACGACGAAGACCACAGGCTAGCCAACATTGCCTGTGACCACGTGATCAACCTGATGCTCAAGGAGTTGGACCCCAGCGGGGCGGTGATCACCATGCCTGTGTACACAGACGGCCCACACAAGGGCAAGCAGATGGGCATGTGCGATGTGAGGTTCAAGGGTATGAACAGCAAGCAGGTGTTCGACATACTCAAGGAGGAGAAAGAGGAGGGTGATCGCCCCGGTAATGGCCCCGGTAATGGCCCCGGTGGTGGGGGTGGTATCGACGAGCACGACTGGGATGGTGCCGAGGGCATGACCGACGAGGAGAAGCGTGAGTTGGCACGGGATATTGACCAAGCCATACGGCAGGGGTTGATGGCGCACAACAAGCAGGTGGGCGAGGGTGCGGGTGGACTAGACCGCGAGTTGCAGGAGTTGCTTGAGCCCAAGGTCAACTGGCGCGAGGTGCTGCGTGACTACGTGAAGTCCATGTGTCACAGCAAGGACGCGAGTAGCTGGCGTAGGGTTAACCGTAGGTTCCTATCCACAGGTGTTTACATGCCCTCGATGATCGGTGAGAAGGTAGGCCATCTGGTGGTTGCGATAGATACATCGGGGTCTATTGGGCAAGAGGAGTTGTCCGAGTTCCTGTCCGAGGTTAAGGGTATCGCCGAGGAGGTAAGCCCCGAGCTTGTGGACTTGATCTATTGGGACAGCGCAGTGGCTGCACATGAGACATACACGGAGTCCGAGGTGCCTAACATTGTTAGCTCAACGAAGCCACGAGGCGGTGGGGGTACTAGCCCTAGCTGTGTGTCGGACTACCTGAAGAAGGAGCAGATCGTGCCTCAGTGCGTGATCGTCCTCACTGATGGGTATGTGGGTAACGACTGGGGTAACGACTGGACTGCCCCTGTTATGTGGGCCATTGTAGGAGGTAACGATGTGGTGGCACCGAACGGCAAAACGATTCATATCAAAGACTGAAACTAAGGAGAACGACATGGTGGTGTTTGAGTTTGGCTACGGCAAATATGCGGTACCCCCCAAGGATGCGCTGGCTATGGCCGAGATACTGCAGCGTGCAGAGAAGTACGAGAAGAAGTACCGCAAGGACGAGGTGACCGGCACCAGCGACTACACGTACCACGTGTATACGCATGTCGATGAGATCGTCATGACGATCATCAACGATGATCACTACCGCTTGGCGAAGCTGGCGGGTAAACCGGAGAAATGATGATGCTAGACAAAGAACTACAGATCAAACTGCTGTTAGCTGACCGACCTTGGGAGCAAGAGCCCCAGCAGGCTGAGGAGTGGGTCGATGCAGATACGGGATACGAGTGCTCGATCTGGCGGAACCCAAACATGGGGCATCTGTGTGGGTACGTGGGGGTACCCAAAGGGCACCCCTGCTACGGGGTCGGGTACAACGACATGGACGGCATCGAGGTTCATGGTGGGCTGACGCACTCAGAGGTAGACGATGCGCGGCAGGTGCATGTGTTCGGGTTTGATGCTGGTCATGGTGGAGATTTTTCACCGGGGTTGGCATTGACTATGTTTAGGATCAACGGGAAGTTTAGTGCTTGGAATGAGCGAGATACGTACCGCACGTGGGCGTACATGAAAGAGCAAGTGTTGAGTTTGTGTAAACAATTGAAACTGAAGGAGTAACGAAATGAGTATTAGTGCATCAGCAGTGTTAGTGGAGTTGAACATCAGTGTGTGGCCTGCGTCGAAGATCGACCGGGAGACAACAGAGCTAACCAATATGAACGCAGGGGCAGTGCGAGACGCATCGCAGACCAAGAAGAACCTGTTCGCAGGTACGGGCTTGCGTAAGGACATCGAGAAGTTCGCGGCTCGGGCTCGGCTGTACCACAACCTGCACACGTTGCCGTGGGCAGACAAGGGCGAGCGCATGTTGCCGACCAAGTTGTTCATGGAGTACAAGCAGACGATGAATGGGTTTGAGAGGACGTTCATCGTGATGTGCCAGAACTTCTTCATTGAGTACCCGCGTCTGGTAGCTGAAGCGCCTACCAACCTAGGCGCACTGTACAAGGTGGGCGACTACCCTGACCTTGAGGAGGTCAAGCAGAAGTTCGGGTTCCGTCGATCAGTCAACCCCATGCCCGACTCCGGCGACTTTCGCTTGGACATACCAGCAGAGGACTTGGATGACGTGCGAGCTGAGTTCCGCGACAAGTTCGACGAGCGGCTGAAGGAGGCCATGCGTGCACCGTGGGACAAGCTGCACTCAGTGCTGCTAGGTGTATCCGAGAAGCTGAAGGAGGGTAACGACGGAGACAAGAAGCGATACCACGACTCGCTGCTGACCAACCCACTGGAGTTGTGTGCACTGCTGACTAAGCTCAACGTGACCAACGACCCGCTGTTGGAAGAGGCACGCAGACAGGTAGAGCTAACAATGTTAGGGGCTAACTTGGAGAACATCAAAGAGGACGCTGACTCACGCAGCGAGTTGAAGTCCAAGGTCGATTCGATCTTGGGTAAATTTTCTTGGTAAGGAGAACACATGAGCACAATAAACAATCCGATGGATTTGCCTAACGTACACGCACCCGAGAACGAAGGGTCTTCCGGTGAGTACAAGATAGTGTCGCCGCTAGCCGAAGTCATATGGGAACTGGCATTGAAAAACCCCATGTGGACGTTCAAAGGAACCAAAACCGGATCAATAATATTAAGCAAATTCACAATAAATCAGAGTTGGGAAATGCTTGGCTCTATTGAAAGAAGTTACAACAGACGCGATGGGTTAAACGGTGTCGAAATCCATAACCACCGGCTCCAAACACGTGGCAACAGCTACAAAACCGCAGACGCAGCGAAGGCGATAGCCAAGGTCAAGAAGACGTTCAAGCCCAGATCAGTGCTAGAGATAGCAGCGAAATCGGAAGAGGAAGCCGACACTGTTGTTCGTCAAGAGAAGCACGGCAAAGATAGAGTGGTAAACAAGCACAAGGAGGAGATCAAACAGAAAGCCATCGACTACGTGATCAAGGGTCCGGGGTACGCCTTGTTCTTGGAGTATGCGAAAAAGAATGATGACGCAAGCGTTGCGAACAGCTTGGAGATGCTAGCGATTGCATCGAATGAACTGTCTACTATCGAAGGGATTAAGGACGCTATGGGGGCTAAAAAATCTGCACTTATTGTCGTGGACGAGGGTAAGTACCTAGTCAAAATCAATGACAATGTGCAACTTTACGACGATACTACCCTCCCCGTCGAGTTCCGTGGAAAGCTGGGTTTGCTCAAGCTGGTGAACGAGAAACAGTTCGTCACGGATGTCGGGTGTAGGGTGAACAAAGAGATTTACGTGCTGAAGCTAGACGAACAAACAGAAGGAGAAAGCAAATAATGGTTACGCTTATTAAGAACTATTTCCGTAGACCCACGCCGCTGGAGATGATTGCCAAAGAGTTAGCGGTCGCACACTTGTGCAAGCTGGAAGCAGAAACAGCGGTGGACTACGCTGTGAGTGTCGTGCGCTACAACGACACACGCATCAAACGGTTAGAGCAACACATCAACAACCACAAGGAGCAGGTATGAAAGAAGACCATCGGATTGAGAATATTAGGGAGATCATATGGAACAACAAACGTGTACGAGCGTTTGACTCCTACGATAAGGACAATGTTTTTGAAGGTACCTTCACTGCGTCACTACGCACTCCGAAACACGCACTGTGGGAAGTGGTTGAAAAAATAACAGGAGAAACATATGAGCATTCCTGAGAACGAGAGAGCGGCTATGGCAGTGCTTGTCAGCAACCTGCTGGTGCAACAAGCAATAGAGGCACGGGCCAGAACGCCCGAGTCAGTGTGGCTTCCTCATTCGTTTGAGGAAGCCGAGGCCAATGCGAATCTGTTTGCCAAGACACAATTACCTATCACCGACCCCGAACGCAAGCGCAACCTGATACGTGCGTTTGACCGAGTTAAAAAATCAAGGGAGACATACCATGTATGACGATGGCGACTATGGAAACATTGATAATTTTATGTATTGGGTGACTATCGTCATCCTCTTCCTGATGACGACTGTCTTTCTGGGTGCATTGGTTGGACTTATGTATTGGGCCATGATATGAACATTAACTCAGACGGGGCAGAGATTGACGCTGCCACTAACATGGAAGTCTATGGTGATTGGATTAAGTTTGTTGATGGCGAAGGGGCGACTGTGAAGATTGTTCCAAGAGTGATCAGGGAACTGTATGAGTTTGCAATGGCTCACGCAGAGGAATTTGACGAAGGAGCATGGAATATTGATTGGCAACCCGTCTTTGCCACGCGCCAGATTTCTGAGAAGGTTGAAACGCCTGCACCAATCAGCAACTTGCAGATTAAGGCGTACTTAGAGAGGCTCAGTGTCCGAGTCGCTAGGCGACATCAAGGTAGCCCTAAAGATGTTGACATAGGCCAAGGCATGGAGATTGTGTATTTTGATTTGATCAACCTACTGGATGGGAAGGAAGTATGACCAAGCAAGAACTGCTAAAACTCTTGCGCCTACTGTCGGCAATGGAGAGCGCTTTACACACTAACAAAACGACGATTCCCGCATATCTGTTTGATGAAATCGACAAGTGCGTGGCGGCACTTGAAAGGGAGATATTGAATGACCAAAGATGACATCATGAAGCTGGCTCGGGTTGCAGGAGTCCGCGATGACGGCCACCGCTTTGAGTTCAGCGAATACAAATATCTTGAACGCTTCGCTGACCTTGTCGCCGCGCATGAGCGTAAGGCTTACGTGGAAAAAATTCAAGAACTTGAGGATTTTATTACCGAACTTCAGGAGCGCACATGACTACAGACGACATCCTCCGCATGGCGCGGGAGGCTGGCCCCCTTACGCAAGGGCCATTTGATGCATGGTGTCAACGCTTTGCCGCTCTTGTTGTTGCCGCGCATGAGCGTGAGGCTTGTGCTGCAATCTGCGAGGAAGAAGAAGAATTAAGAGACCATACTCCGTTTGACTGTGCTTTAAGAATCAGAGCAAGGGGAACGACATGAAAGAAAAAACCAAAGAACTTGCAGACTCCGTGGGTGCTGTATACCCTACCCTCTTTCTTGGGAGGCATGATGGTGTGCTGTTTACAGAGACTGAGTTGGAGACTTTTGTTGAGTTAGTTGCCGCCGACGAACTACGCCGCTTGCATAAAGTGAATCAAGAGTTGCTGGAGGCGTTGAAAGACGCGACAGAAGGACTTGAAATAGCTAGTGCTGGAGGGGGTGTTGATTTTTACGCCTACGCAAAAACCTCCCGTGCAGCAATAGCCAAAGCAGAAGGAGAACAAGCATGACGCAAGATGAAATCATTGAGTCGAACCGCCGTCAGATGTTTGCCGCTGCCCGTGGGGCGAGGATACAGATATTTGTTTCTGAGACCCGCATCCACCCGGATGACGAACATTTGCAGTACGGCCCGATTAGCACGGCGCTGCGGGAGATGGCAGCAGACGATTCGTGGAATCCTAATTCATGCCGAGTGCTTGCGGTTGCTGCGGCTAATGAATTTAAAGAGTATTTTGACTCTCGGACGGGTGAGCCTGACTACCCACTGTTTTATCTTTTTCTTGCCGAGTTCTTAGCCGATGAAGGAATGTGAAGTGAACAAAGACCAAATTTATTTAGGTGATGGCGTCTACGCCAGCCACGATGGCTACCAAATCTGGTTGGCGGCTAATCACCACGAAAACATAGTAGTGGCGCTAGAGCCAGCGGTGCTTGCACGGTTGTTGGATTATGTGAAAAGTCTGAAACAAAAAAAGGAGAAGACCGATGAGTGATTATTACGACGAAATGGCTGGCGATATTGCTCTTGCTGAACAAGCATGGGAAGAACGAGAGGCTCGACGCAACTTCCGAACAGAGATGTGGACAACTAAGGATGGTCGAAAGATTGCCATCAGGGACATGGAAGACAGCCATGTCCTTAACGCCTACCGACAGGGGCAAGACCGCTTGCTTTTCCGTGAAATGGTTTTGCGATTATTTGAACAGAGAGTGAGGAAATGAAATGACTAATAAAGACGAAGCATTAAAGAAGATGTATCAGCTTTTGTTGACAGAACCTCACGCCGAAACTGTTTGCTTCAAGTTAGAAGCTATAGCAAGAGAAGCCTTGGCACAGCCACCCCTGCCAGTGCAGGAGCAGCAGCAAGCGAGGGTGGATGTGATTACTGTCAACTTGATGCGCGAAGGAATTGACAAGCACCGGGCGCGGGAATTAGCTGACCATTTTGTAAACTTCACTTTAACCCCGCCCCTGCCAGTGCAGGAGCCGGTGTCCATGCGTATGCCAAAGGTCGGCGACAAAGTTATTTGTCTCGAAGACGAAAGTCTCGGGGAGGTTGTGTCGCTGACTGCTGGCGGGTCGCCTGATATAAAGTTTGCCGATGGCTCTCACGGGACATATCTGTTGCGCGAGTTTGCGGAATTGTTTGGCTATGTCAACTCACACCAACAGCAAGCCGAGCCTGTAACGTGGGACAAACCCAGCGCCAGTTTCAACGAATGGTGGGATGGTGACCGCCGCCGTGACAACGCTAATCCCTTTACGACAGACAGCTTTGCGTACTGGGCATTTGAAGGATGGCAAGCGGCATTAGCACAGCGCCAATGGCAGGGGCTGACAGAGGAGGAGATTATGGTCATTGGCGACAAGGTTGCAAATGAAGACTTAGTCGGATTAGTGTCAAATTTTAGGGTGCGTCTTGCCAGAGCCATTGAGCAAACCTTGAAGGAGCGCAACACATGACTGAAACGCAATACTTGGTGTTGGTAGGGACTATTTGGATAGCCCCCCACGCCGACAGACGCTACGCCCTTGCCGCAGGCATTTTGTTCCTTTTTGGTGGAGCTTGCCGTGGATTGGGGTGGATATGACTGAATACTTTCACCCCGACTACCCAAAGCTGTACCGCATCGGGGGTGAGTACGCACCGGGGCTGGCTAGGCTGTTCGGGGCGCATGAGTGCTACGAGGGTCTGGCGCATGACATCGTTGATAGCAAATGCACCAAGTGCGGTGTGCATGTAAAGGAGAAGAACAATGAAGTTGTTTAAGTTGAATGGTATATCAAAGAAGTATGCACTGAGGGCGGCGCATTACAGACGGGTGGCTAGGAGCCAAGCAGTGGCTGGTCTTGCGTTTGATGAAGACGCACTGCGGGAGTTGTACGATTGGGAATCCCGTGGTGTTGGAAGTGTTGACAAAAGCAAAAACGGCTTTGCTTACGGGAAGTGGTGCGTTGACTTATCAGTTTCGATGTGGATCGAAGACATCTTAAAAGGTGATTTTTGCAAAGCCGAGTTTCTGGAAACACGCATACAGAAACTGCACAACAAAAAGAAACTAGACACCATCACAGCACCTGCATTTTTTCCATACGCCGATTTGTTAAATAGAAGAAGGAGCGCAACACATGAACCAAAAGAAACCACAGCGTTTACATGAGCGCCTTGGCCTGTCCGTGGAGGAAGCACTCAACCGACTGATTGCATTTGGACAGCTTCACCACAAGCACAAACCGATAGACCCGAAACATCTTGAGGCCGTACTTAACAATACTGAATGGCAGGAGAAGAGCACATGACTGAAGTACACAACATCAATGGCTTAGATAGGACAAGAAATGTTTGGTACACAACCGATGACTATGGAACGCTGGTGCGGTTTGTTGAAACAGAAAGTGGCGTTAGGTTTTGGTGGGACGCCATCCATGAAACGGCAGTAGCAAAAATTCTTGGGTATACACAATGGAGAAACACATGACTGAAGAAGATATTGAGAAAGCGTGGAAACTAATGTCCGTGCACAACAGCGAGTTGCTGCTGGAGAACGCACGGTTGAAGCAAAGCCTAGAAGCGCACTACTTGAGGAGCAGTCTTTGGTACAGGATCAAACGGGCAGTCGATATGCTGAGAGGAAAAAGTAAATATGATTAAGCGAGTGTCTGAACTGATGCTGGGTGGATACGAAAGCGTCACGTACTATTGCACCCTGTGCAACAGGCCGTTTAAACCATTGCACGAGGCTAATGAACATGCAAAGTTCTGCGGTAAAGCTGTGCCAACGCAACCTGTATTTAGGTCTTACACAACGGCGGCAACATTTGAAGAGGACGATGATACACAGTTCTACGCGAATGAAGCTAGAACTTGGCAGGGGCTAACTGATGAAGAGATTTGGAGTGTAGTTAGTCGCATTGGAACGGCAGACTCAGATGTCAATCCATACATAACACTCAAAGATGCTAGAGCCATTGAAGCCGCCCTGAAAAAGAAGAACACATGAGATGCCCAATATGCAACGCACAGACTGATGTAAAAGACTCACGACTACGAAAGGAAACCAACAGTGTTATCAGAAAACGCAAATGCTTCAACGACCACCTCTTCCAAACGGAAGAAAAAGTCCAAGGATATAAACTTCTACGACCCGTTCACGAGGGTAGACCCCAAGCTGCTGGAACAGATGTACCGGGCAGCGCAGAAGGAAAAACGTAAACAGCAACCAGAGGCATTACTATGACAACCGGAATTGAGTTTTTGAAGCTACCTAAAAAACGCACGGGGCGTGGCCCTAACAAGAAGCCTACGTTGGTCAGTGTCAGCTTGCGTATTCCTTACGAGGTGTTGGACTATTTCACGACGCAGTACCCGTACACCAAACAAGCCAAGATGCGGGAAGCCCTTGCTGCGTTCGTCAAAAAAGAGAAAGGCAAAGACAAATGAGCGATCCAGTAAACCACCCCGACCACTACAAGGTGGGGGGCATCGAGACCATTGACTTTATTGAGGCTAAGCAACTGACCTACAACATTGGCAACGTGGTTAAGTACATCACCCGTGCCGACCACAAAGGCAATCAGTTGCAGGACTTAGAGAAGGCGCAGTGGTATCTGGCCCGAGAGATACAGCGCATCAAAAAGAACACAGCAGCCTAACATTGTTAGGGTAAACACCAACCCGTTTCGGCGGGTTTTTTTACGTCTGTACTTGTACAAAGTCAAATGCTGTGGTACATTAGGCTCCATAAACAACTGGAGTGTTAGATGGCAACCACCCCCGAAGCCAAGGTCAAGGCAAAGATCAAGGGCATTCTCAAAGCCCACAATGTTTACTACGCTATGCCAATAGGCACCGGCTACGGTAACTCAGGCGTCCCCGATTTCCTCTGCTGCGTCAACGGCCACTTCCTCGGCATAGAAGCCAAGGCTGGCAAGGGCACGACTACCGCGCTGCAGGAGAAGAACATTCGGCAAATCAAGGACGCCGGGGGCACAGCAACGGTAATCAACGAAGACACGCTTGGTTACCTAGAACAACTAATCCAACTGATGAAAACATGAAAATTCTTACCCTAGACTTTGAGACTTACTACTCGCAGGAGTTCAGTCTTACCAAGATGACCAACGAAGAGTACGTGCGCTCCTTTGAGTTTGAGGTCATTGGTGTGTCGGTGCAGATAAATGACGGCAAGCCCAAGTGGTTCACGGGGGACATGATAGAGACCGCTGTGTTTCTGAGGCAGTTCGATTGGGAGAATAGCCTAGCCCTAGCTCACAATGCTGCGTTCGATGCGTCTATCCTTACGTGGATATTCGGTATCAAGCCGAAGGGCTGGTTGGACACGTTGTCGATGGGGCGTGCGCTGCATGGCACTGAGGTCGGTGGTAGCTTGGCTGTACTTGCAAAGCACTATGGGGTGGGTACCAAGGGCACTGAGGTAGTCATGGCGAAGGGGCTACGCCGTAAGGACTTCCCTGAGGGGCAGCTAGCAGAGTACGGCAAGTATTGCTGCAACGACACAGCCATGACCTACGCGCTGTTCCAAAAAATGGCCGAGGGTTTCCCGCCGAGCGAGTTGCGGCTCATTGACCTGACCATACGCATGTTCTCTGAGCCCGTGCTGCAGTTGGACGAAGGCATTCTGACCGTGCACTTGGGTGAGGTTAAGCGCAAGAAACAGGAGTTGCTTAGCAGGATGCTGATCGACAAAGATATGTTGATGAGCAACAAACAGCTTGCGAAGGTGCTTGAGGGCTTTGGTGTGGTTGCGCCCATGAAGATTAGCCCCACCACGGGTAAGACGACCTATGCGTTCTCCAAGACCGACGAGGAGTTCAAGGCGTTACTTGAGCATGACAACGTGACCGTGCAGGCCATCGTCGCTGCGCGGCTTGGGGTCAAGTCAACCATCGAGGAGACACGGACTGAGAGGTTCATTGGGATTGCCCGTCGTGGTTCTATGCCAGTTCCTCTCCGCTACTACGCCGCTCACACAGGCCGATGGGGCGGTGACGACAAGCTCAACCTGCAGAACCTGCCACGCAAATCCCCACTGAAGTATTCCATCATTGCCCCCGATGGGTATGTTGTGTTGGACTCAGACTCATCCCAGATCGAAGCCCGTACGCTGGCATGGCTAGCTGGGCAGAACGACTTGGTTGAAGCATTCGATAAGGGCGAGGATGTGTACTGCATCATGGCGTCAGCCATCTACGGACGCCAAATTACCAAGGCTGACGAGCGTGAACGCTTTGTGGGCAAGACCACAATTCTCGGTGCAGGCTACGGCATGGGCGCAGCGAAGTTCCAGTTGCAGTTGAAGAACTTTGGGGTTGACGTTGAGTTAGACGAGGCCAAGCGAATCATTGACACCTACCGGGCTACCTACCCTAACATTGTTAGGCTGTGGGCAGAAGCTGGTGACATGCTCAGGGCCATGCTACGGAACGCACAAACAACACTGGGGCGTAATGGGCTACTAGAAGTAGACGGGACCAAAGGCGTCAAGCTGCCTAACGGTCTGTACCTCAAGTACCCAAACCTGCGCGTACGGGAAGACGAGAAGACAGGCAAGGTCGAAGTTGTGTACGACACCAAGAAGGGTAAGGCGATCATCCCCAACCGCATATACGGTGGTAAGGTAATCGAGAACGTATGCCAAGCACTTGCCCGCATCGTCATAGGTGAGCAGATGCTCATGGTGGCGAAGAAGTACCGGGTGGTCATGACCGTGCACGATGCGATTGCGGTCATTGCACCCAAAGCCGAGGCTGAGACAGCCAAGGAGTACGTTGAGTTGTGTATGCGACTCAGACCCAAATGGGCAATGGAGTTACCCCTCAACTGTGAATCTGGATATGGAGATAGCTATGGCGACTGCTAACAAACCATTTCATGTACGGCAAACTGAATTTGACAGATGGAACACAGAAAATCCAATGGTGTGGAAATACTTTGAGAAGTATTCATTTGAAGCCGTACAACACGGCAGGAAAAAAATTAGCCATTGGTTAATCATCAACCGCATACGTTGGGAAGTCTATATAGTTACCACTGGCAAAGACTTTAAGATCAGCAACGACCTTATTGCTTTCTACGCTCGGTTCTGGCGTAAAACATATCCACAGCACAAACACCTGTTCAACATCAAGCGCATGGCTGGTGAAATTTGGGAGCAAGAATCCGATGAACCCTAAACCCATCGTCTGGTCATTCAGTTCGCTGAAGACCTTCCAGCAGTGCCCACGCAAGTACTACCACGCTAAGGTTGCCCCGGACGCCGTACGTGACCCGGACACAACGGCTACGCTGTACGGTAAGGCTGCACACACTGTGGCCGAGGACTACATCAGCAAGGGCACACCGATACCGCCACAGTTTGAGTACATGCAAGAGGTGCTGGACATCCTTAAAGCAATCCCCGGCGAGAAGCTAGTCGAGGTGAAGCTGGGCCTGACCAAAGACCTGAAGGCTTGTGACTTCCATGCGCCTGATGTGTGGTGGCATGGGATAGCTGATCTGGTGGTCATCAATCGGGCGATAGGGGTAGCTCACTCAGTGGACTACAAGACAAGCAAGAACGCAAGATACGCGGACAAAAAGCAACTAGACCTTGTAGCCTGTGGCCTGTTCGCCAAGTTCCCAGAGATCAAGAGGGTCAAGTCCGCTTTGATTTTTGTGGTGTCCAAAGAGTTCGTCAAAGCCGAGCAGCTAGTTGAGTTCAAGGACACCTACATGGACAAGTCCGCAGTAGACGTTGCGCGTATCGAAGCAGCAATAAAAAGCGGGGTTTGGAACCCCGTCAGTGGCCCACTGTGCAAATTCTGCGCGGTGAAAGACTGCGAATACAACAGGAGTTGATATGAAGTTTAATTCAAGAGATTACGATGGGGAGCAAAGCTACTATGGCGCGGTACGCGCTGTGGTTGATGAGGAAGGTAGTGGAAACAGCGAGATCATAGAGCTTGAGTTTGAGACTCCTTCCGGTTTTGCGCAGCTAATGGAAATTACCATTCTGACCGGGGGCGGCTTATCGTCAGAACGTGTTTTTACAGTAGAGGATGCGCACACAGTTCGCATCAAAATTACTGGCGAATGGGAAGGCGGCGATATCAAACACGGTTTAGCTGACCTTGTGCACGCATTAAAACTTAAAGCAACACTGGAGTAAACATGGAGCATCGGGGGAAAAAACTTAATTCTTTTGCGGTCATACCGACTAGAAACGGCAAAAACATTTTGATTGAACTTAGAGACCTTGAAGAGTGTGGGCGTTCGTCCGTCCGACATGACATTCATGCCGCCGTGCAAAAGTGCCTCAACAAAATGATTAACCGCAACATAGAAGATAAACATGAATCAGATGACCAACGAAGAAACTGATACCGCTCTCATTCTTGAGAACGAACTAAAGCGCCGAGTGACTGAGGTGCTAGGCACCATCGTGCACAAGGTTGTGAACAAGGCCATAGAAGCAAATTATGCTCAACACAAATCAACCATGATGCTAGAGGTCGCCGTAACAGTCGGTAAGATGCTGCGTTCAATTGAAGAAGATGGCCGCAAACCCCTATGGGAAAATGACAAAATATCCCAAATCACAAAGGACTAATCATGCCGTACGTTAATAAACCCCGCCCGTACAAAAAAGAGTACCAACAGCAAGTTGAGCGCGGCGAACTGCCTGCGCGGATGGAGCGACAGCGTGCACGGGACGAGATGGACGCTAAGGGTATTGACCGTACTGGCAAGGACATCGACCACACAACCCCCTTGAGCAAAGGCGGCACCAATGCGCCGAGCAACTTGAAGCTGAAGTCGCCGAGTGCCAACCGCTCCTTTACACGTAACTCAGACCACACCGTCAAGGTCAACAAACCAAAGAAAAAATGAATCTATCAGAATATGAGTGGCCCCGACCACATGGGTTTGAGCCGTTCGACCACCAAAAGGTCACATCAGAGTTTTTGATTTCCAACCGCAAGGCGTTTTGCTTTAACGAGCAGGGTACCGGCAAGACTGCATCAGTGATCTGGGCGGTTGACTATTTGATGAGCATTAGAGCGGTGAAGCGTGTGTTAGTGGTATGCCCTCTGTCCATCATGAAGGCCGCTTGGCAGGCTGACCTGTTCAAGTTTGCGATCCACCGAACTGTTGCTATTGCCTACGGCAGTGCAGCCAAGCGAAAAGAGATCGTTAACAGCGGTGCTGAGTTCGTCGTGATCAACTTTGATGGGGTTGCGATTGTCAGGAAGGAACTGCTGGCTGGTGGGTTTGACTTGATCGTCGTCGATGAGGCATCGGCGTACAAGAACGCGCAGACGGACAGGTGGAAGGCACTGCGAGACCTCAACAAGGTCATCAAGGGCCTGTGGATGCTTACTGGTACGCCAGCAGCGCAATCTCCCGCCGACGCCTACGGACTAGCCAAGCTGGTTAACCCCACAGCAGTGTCGCCGTTCTTCGGGCAGTTCAAGGACACGGTGATGAACAAGGTGAGCCTGTACCGGTGGGTACCTAAACCTAGCGCACAAGCTACTGTGCACAAGATACTGCAGCCAGCGATACGGTTTGAGAAAGCCCAGTGTCTTGATCTTCCTCCGGTTACCTTCATAGACAGAGACGCACCGCTCAGCGCACAACAACAAAAGTTTTACAACATTTTGAGGAAGCAGATGCTCATCGAGGCTGCTGGGGAGGAGATCACCGCAGTCAACGCCGCCGTGCAAGTGAGCAAGCTGCTGCAGATTGCATGTGGGTCGGTGTACACAGATACCCATGAGGTAATTGAGTTCGATGTCAGCAACCGGCTGAACGTGGTGCAGGAGATCATCGAGGAGACGAGTAACAAAGTCCTTGTGTTCGTTCCGTTTACACACACCATTGACCTGTTAAAAAAACACCTCGAAAAGCAACACATCACGTGCGCGGTCATCAACGGTGCCGTCAGCCTAAACCAACGCAGTGATATCGTCAAGAGCTTTCAGGAACTGCCGACCATCAAGGTGCTCATCATCCAGCCGCAAGCTGCATCCCACGGGTTAACCCTAACCGCCGCCGACACCATCATCTGGTACGCTCCCTGCACCAGCGTAGAGACATACCTGCAAGCCAACGCACGTATTGACCGACCCGGCCAGAAGAACAACATGACCATCGTGCACATCTCAGGAAGTCCAGTGGAAACCAAGGTCTACTCTTTGCTGCGTAACAACATCGGCAACCACCAAAAAATCATCGACCTGTACCGCCAAGAAATTTCTTTCGAAACCATTTGACAATGTACAATCTTGTGATATAGTCAGTTCCGTAGGCAGGTAGCCTACACCCCCACCAACCATTAGGAGTGTTAGATGACTGAAGAAAATTCAGAGGATAAGAGTTCCCCAAATTTAGACTTGTTGGCTGGCGTCTACATCAAGATTCGTGACGCCCGGACTACGCTTAAAGCGGAGTTCACTATGCAGGACTCAGTTCTACAAGAGCAGATGGACCTGTTAGAAACCAACATGCTTGATGCGTGCAAAGACCTGAACGCAAGCAGCATCAAGACCCCACACGGCACAATCATTCGCTCGGTCAAGTCACGGTACTGGACGAACGATTGGGATTCGATGTACACCTTCATCAAAGAGCAAGGTGCATTTGGCCTGTTAGAGAAACGACTTCATCAGACAAACATGAAGGAGTTTCTTGTTGAGAATCCTGACCTTCTGCCTATGGGCCTGAATGTCGAGAGTGAGTACACCGTGGTAGTTCGAAGAAACAAAACCTGAAAGAATCAAATGAGCAATATTACAGTTATAGACCAAGACCTCCCCGACTTCCTGCGTGCTAGCGGGGTCAGCGAACTCACCAAGTCCCTCATGGGCAACACGGGCACGAAGCGTATCGTGCCTAAGAACGGCATCTTCCGTAAGGAGATCGGCGGCAAAGAAATGGGCAGAGTCAAGGGTGACTTGAATGTCGTCATTGTCAACTCATCCCCTAAGGTCGGGCGCATCTTCTATGCAGCGCAGTGGACTCCCGATGCTAAGCCGACACCCCCCGATTGCTTCTCCAACGATGGCAACGTCCCCGACGCTGGGTCTGAGAACAAACAAGCTGAACGCTGCGACTCATGCCCTCAGAACATCAAGGGCTCAGGTATGGGTAACTCGAAGTCTTGCCGCTACTCCCGCCGCATCGCCGTGCTGCTGGAAGACGATTTTGGCACTGCGCTTGAGGGTGAGGTTTATCAGATGAACTTGGCATCCAAGTCTTTGTTTGGTAACAGCCCAACTCCCACTGCCCATATGTTTGAGGGCTACGTCAAGTATCTGGGCAACAACGGCAAGAGCCTTGATTGGTACATCACCAAGCTGAGCTTCAACGAAGACAACGACAACCAGTCGATCCTGTTTTCTGCTGTGGAGCACATCAAACGCAGCCAATACGATGTGATTACCAAGGTAGGCAATACCCCCGAGGTGCAGAAGATGGTGACCATGACTCCATTCCAAGCGCAGACAGATGGGGTTGCTAAATTGGGAGCACCAAAGACGGTGCAAGACAAAGTGACCGGAACTAGCCCCGCAGCAGATAGTGAGTTGGCGTACGCTGCTAGCAAAGGTCGGGAGCGTGTTGCTGAAACCGAGGAAATTGCCGAGCCCACCAAACGAGAAAGCAAAAAGGTTGAGCCCCCCGCGCCTACGGTCAAGCGTGACTTAGGTTCTGTGCTCGCCGCATGGAGCGACGAGGAGTAATCTATGAGCTACGGATACAGCCAGCGGCTAGTTGATGCAAACACCAATGCAGACAATAGCTCGCTCGGCGTGTATCTGGGTAGCCGTTGCATTGCACTTGGAATATCTGTCAAAGACGTAGCGGACAGGCTTGGCGTAAGTCGGGCCACCGTCTACAACTGGTTCTGGGGGTCAGTGACTCCTAGTGCTGGTCACACTGACAAGATCAACAAGTACCTGCACGCACTCAGAAACCGCAAGTAGCACGACAACCATGTCCGACTTTGACCTACTCGGGGCAGTACTGCCCACGGAAGGGCGTTATTGTGTGATGGGGATTGGGCGGTACCCAGACCAGAAGTTTGTAGATACTAGAGAAGAACTTGATACCATAGCCAAGCAGTTTGTAGCTAAGGGCGCAGATGCGTATTTTGGTTGCGCCAAATACGGCCCCCTGAACAACCGCACGCACGCCAACGCTACGTACTTCCGCGCACTATGGATGGATATCGACTGCGGCCCCGCAAAGGCAGCACCAGATGAGAAGGGCGTTATCAAGGGTTACATCGACCAAGCAACAGGGCTTAGCGAGTTTCAAAAGTTCTGCGTAACCGTTGGTCTACCTCGACCTATCCTAGTGAGTTCCGGTTATGGGATTCACGCCTACTGGCTACTTAAAGAGACGGTCTCCCGTGCAGAATGGGAACCACTCGCCGAGCGACTCCGAGAGCTTTGCGTAGAGCAGAGTTTTATCGTGGACCCATCGGTGTTTGAAGCATCGCGCATATTGCGCATACCCGGCACGTTCAACTTCAAGCAGACCGAGCCGAAACTTGTAGAGGTGATCAACGAACGCAGTGCGCGTATAGAGTACGCACAACTGAAAAAGATACTAGGGGCAGCAGAACCCAAGGAAGAACGGCCTGACTTCATACCCCGTGCTATGAGCCCCATGATGGAAGCTCTGATGGGCAACAAGATCAAGCGGTTCAAGACCATCATGATGAAGTCGGCGAACGGCACGGGCTGTAACCAGCTACTGCACTGCTTTGAGAACCAAGCAGATATAGACGAACCGTTGTGGAGGTCGGCGTTATCCATCGCCGCATTTTGCATTGACAAGGACAAGGCGGCACACAAGCTATCGAGTAACCACCCGGGCTATGACCCGGACGAGGTAGAGCGCAAGGTGTATCAGATCGTGAAGCACGGAGGTCCACACCATTGCACAACATTTGAGAAGCTGAACCCAGCAGGGTGCACCGACTGTCAGCATAAGGGAAAGATCAAGTCCCCCATCGTGCTCGGTGTTGAGATAGAGGAGGCTAATGACGCCGACAACGAAGTGATCGTAGAGACCGAGGAGGGGGCGGAGACTGTAACCATACCTGAGTACCCATTCCCATTTTTTCGGGGCAAGAACGGTGGTGTCTACAGGAAGTCAACAGATGATGAGGAAGAGCCGACCCTAGTATATGAGCACGACTTGTACGTAGTGAAGCGCATGAGAGACCCCGGAGTAGGAGAAGTCATTTTGTTTCGCCTGCACCTACCTCATGACGGCGTTAGAGAGTTTGCGATATCGACAGCAGCTATATCGTCCAAGGATGAGTTGCGCAAGGCACTAGCCCAACAAGGTGTAGTGGCACACCACAAGCAGTATGAACACTTGGCCGTGTACGTGGTCACGTTCATCAAGAACCTACAGTATTCAAAGAAAGCAGACATTATGAGAACACAATTCGGATGGGTAGAGGGTGACAGCAAGTTCATCATGGGTGACCGAGAGATCACTAAGGACGGGGTGTTCTACAGCCCGCCGACAACAGCTACAGAATTCTTTGCGGAGAAAATTCACCCTAAGGGCACCTTCGACAAGTGGAAAGAAGTGTTCAATCTATACGCTCGGCCCGGTATGGAGCCCCATGCGTTTGCAGCACTCACAGCATTTGGCTCACCACTCATGCCGTTCACTGGTTTGGATGGGGCAATCATCAACGTGATCTACGAAGAGGCTGGCTCTGGTAAGTCCACCATCTTGCGTATGTGCAATAGCGTGTACGGCCAACCCAAGGAGTTGATGGCGATTGAGAAGGACACGCTCAACGCAAAGATGCAGCAGCTAGGGGTGATGAACAACCTACCCAACACCATCGACGAGATTACCAACATGCGCCCCATAGACTTTTCGGACTTGGCGTACGGCATCAGTCATGGCCGAGGTAAGAACCGTATGACGGGCTCAACCAACGCACTGCGCCTCAACAACACCTCATGGAAAAACATGACACTAGCGTCGGCCAACGCCAGCTTTCACGAGAAGCTGTCGATGCTCAAGAACACGCCTGATGGTGAGTCCGTGCGCTTGATGGAGTACAAGATCGAGCCCAACAACGTCATTGGTGTGGCTGTGGGTAAGGAGATGTTTGACCACCAACTCAATGAGAACTACGGCCATGCAGGTGAGATATACATAAGCTGGCTGGTCAACAACTTGGAGGAGGCCAAGGAGCTAGTCAAGAAGGTTCAGGCCCGCATCGACAAGGAGGTGCAGTTCACTAGCCGAGAGCGTTTTTGGTCGGCGCAGGCAGCGTGCAACATTGCTGGTGGTTTGATCGCAAGAAACCTTGGTCTGCACGACTACGATATGGCCGCTGTGTACGCATGGCTCAAGGGCATGTTGTCTGAGATGCGCCACGATGTTAAGCCCCCGGTGTCCAACCCAGCATCTGCACTTGGCGAGTTTATCAACGCGCACATCCTCAATACGCTGGTGGTCAACGGAGAAGTAGACGCCCGAAGCAACTTAGTCTCTATGCCATCTTTAGAGCCACGGGGGGAGTTGCTAGTACGCTTTGAGCCGGACACCAAGCACCTGTACATTTCTGCCAAGAAGTTTAAGGACTTCTGCGTAGAGCGGCAGGTGAACTACAAGGGCCTGCTAACTAAGTTGGCTGAGAGCATGGTGTTCATGGAAGCCACAAACAAGCGTATGGCTAAAGGCATGAAGGTTGATTCTCCCGCAGTGCGCGTGCTCAAATTTAATACATCTAAATCTGAGTTTCTTCAAGTAGACGTATTGCTGGCAAATGAAGATCGAGACAGTCTCGTATCAAATTAAGTGGTCAAAGTTCCATAAAGGGTACTCGTTCTTTGTGCCCTGCATTGACCACCGCGCAGCCAAGAAATCTGTGTTGGCTGTAGCTGAACGACTGAAGATGGATGTCGTGACAAAAGTTGTGATCGAAGACGGCATAAAAGGGTTGCGCATCTGGAGAGTTTGATGTACACTACCTTCTTTGCTAGTGCCTCTCCTTGACGGCAACCCCGTCTTACCCCCGGTCTTCACCGGGGGTTTTTTATTGCTCTCTGCCTTTGCGTTCAGCTTCCGCCACTCGTCTACCTGAATGCCTCAACGCATCCAGCAGTATTAGGTTCTTCTCAGTCGGCACAACCCCCATGTACGCAGTGCCACGGCGCTCCATACGTTTCTCAAGCGAGTCGCCAATCTGATCCATGTCCATTGCAAAGCTAGGGTAGCGCCTGTTGAAGTCGGCTATCTTGTTAAACTGCTTACTGTACCCAGCAGCGTTATTGTTTCGGAACTCCCTATCTAGGTTCTCAAGGAGTTTGGTCTGCTCATTAAATATTTTTTGTTGAGCCCCGATTACTTTGAACGCCGTGTACTGCGTGTTTGCAAGGAGGTCAGACCGGAAGCCTATTGCCTGTGCTATTAAAGCACCTAGGCTAAACGCATCCTTGGTCATTATCTGTGCGCCCTTGTTATCCTTTGCACCTTCTGTAGCAAGCTCATGTGCATTAAAAAAGTTTCGGAAGCCAGCAGGTGCCCATTTCTTGACTGCCTTAGCGTAGTCCCCCTGCATAGCGGCGTCAACACCATCAGCTACAGACAAGATCATGTTTGCCGCAGGGCCAGCTTTCTCCAGTGCAAAAGCTGTAGCACTCTCACGTATGGTTTTTTGCTCTTTGGTATCCCGAGTCCAAAGGTTTTTTAGGTCAATACCGGTGCGACCAGCTATGTCTACTCCAGTAAAAGCATTAACAGGGCCGCGCAGCAGCAAGTCTGACAGCGAGACACCACCTATTTTGTTTTCCCCTAATTGGTCGTGTAGCCACTTGGTTGTGAACCACGCCTCAAAGCCCAAAGCCCGCATGTCCTCATCCCAATCGTCATCCTTCAACTCTTCCCACGCTGCACCAAGGAGCCCCATGACAGTGCTGAACATAGGCAAGCCAACAGCGCCAGCCAGAATATATGTAGTACCCATAGTGCCAAAGAACTTGTAGCTAGCCTCTGCGCGAGACCGGCCATCCATAGGCTTGATCATCTCCTTAAAATTCTTAACCAAGAACATCGTTACATTCAGGGGGAACATCGTGAACTGGGTTACCACCTTGCCCACCGCCCCCCGCATAAACGCAGGGCGATTGCTCTCCCCGTAGTCAAATAAGGCTTCGTTGGTATCCGTAACAGACTGGTTTACAGCACGTTCATAATTACCGTGCTCTTTCATGTTCAGCCTAAACGACGCCTTCCACAGCATCTCCCTAGAAATACGTTCTGACGAGTTCATCAGACCACCAAGCACTAGAGCATCCACAGTACCCCTAACAAACTTCTCTTTGGGGCCTTTCAATTTGTCAGTCGGCGTAGCCTTGTACTCAAACACGGAGGAAGTCTGTGTAGAGGTAAATAGCCCTCGCTCTGCCGCTGCCCGGTACGCCTTGCGTTCTAGTGGGGTTAGGTCTTTGGAATAAAGTATCGACGGGGCAACCCAAGACTCAGACCCATCAGCATTGGTTTTGTACACACCAACTTGCGACCATATTTTGAGCATACTGCTCACTTCTTTTACAGCATTGAACGCCCCATACCGAGCCAACACCGGCAAGCCAAACTGAAAAACGCTCAGCGGCTGCAGCAATGCGGAGGACGCACCGCTAAGGTAGTAGATGAACGCCGCCTTGTTGAGGCCACCGGCCACAGCTTCGGCTGTAGATTTTGCTTTAGGCGCAAGAGAAGAGTCTACTCGTTTAGCCATCTCAGCTACGTATGGCTCGAATGCTCGGCGACCCCGAACGGAGTCTTTTGCCGCCGACAACGAATTGCGGAGCAGTGGGGAGTATTTAATCCGTGCAAGTTGGGTAGCCATACGCGCAGATAGATGCGCCGTGTTCTGCAGCACATCGACCCGGAAACCAGCAACACCCTTACGGTGAATGAACTGCTTACGGAAAATCTGATCAGGCATGGTCTCCAGAAATGTCTGGTAGATAGCGTCTTTCAGAACACCCGCAGCTTCCGGGTCGGTGAAGTTTGTGCTGTCAATTGCGTCAAACACCCCAGTGAGCATTTTGCCCTCACCTTGAGAGTACGTCTTTGTACGCAGAGATGTAATGTCATCCCCCATCTCAAACTCACTGTCTTTCTCAAGTTCATCCAGCTTGTCGTCAATACGCTTCTCAAACGCTGCCTCTGACTCCCCACTCTTACGTTTGATTCGTTCTGCAGCAAACTCCCGAGCCGCCCTATCTCGCTCCGCTGCCGTCTCAGCCATAAAGAACGTGCGCGTCTCGCCAGAACCCATAGACAACCAGAAGTCGCCTTCCCGCACCAGTGGGAAGTAGGGGTTGATTCGACTACCCTTCTCGAAAGTAGCCCTGATCTTCTTCATGATGTTGGCTTTGGCTTCCGCATCAATGCTCAACGAGTTGACTTGATCGTCTAGCAGCTTGGACAGGTATTTGGACAACACATTGAAATGGTCCCTAATACGCTTGTACACGCGCTGACCTTCTGGCCCCAAGTCTTTCCACGCTTTGTCCAGTACATCACTGCGCTCAGCGGTATCAATCATTCCGGGGTCTATTTCTGCCAGCGTAGCCACAGACGTTAGTTCGTCCAGCTTCCCTCGTAGGGTTGGGTCTGCTTGGAATGCTCGCTGTACTTCGTTAGTCAGTTCACCCGCAGTGTTCAGCAGTTGCTCAGTCATGCCGCCCATTTGTTGCATCAGCTTGTACGTATTCTGAAGCTCAGGCACAGCGCTGCCAGCCCAGTCAACCAAAAAGCTAGTCGGTGGAATTTTTACGAGTAGGCTGCGCTGTATTGACGTAGCGCGTTTCCACAAGTCCCGCATCGCCGGGATGACTTTGCGGGGGTCTGTAGCCATCTGCAGAGCCGACACACCCTTGGCTGCTTTCTGCGCCTTGGCAGACTCCTCGAACTTGAATTTCGCCTTAGCTACAGCCTTGTCAATCTCTTCCTGAGTACGTACAGTATCCTCCAGCACCTTGGATTGCTCTGGAGTTAAGTTCTCTCCTTCCTCGGTACGGCTAAACCCCGGTTCCCCGCCCACGATGCGGTCAATGCGCTGGTTCTCAACGAACGCACGTGCGGGGAGGATGTAGTTAGCGATCAGGTCTTTGTTGGACAGCTTTACGTCAAAGCCAATCTTGCGGAGGAACCTACGCACTGCAGCAATTGCTCGTTGCATTACACCCACAGTTGGTTTTGACTGTGCTAGGTTAGTCAGAATTTCTTCCGCAGCCTCCATGACATCGGCTTCTTCTTGGAAGTTAAGGCCGTATTTTGTGGCTAGTGCGTCCATCTCCCCCCTGAAGTTTTTTGCCACAAGCTGCAGAATCGGCTTCAGGTCTTTCCCGAACACACCGCGCAAGCCATAGTGCCCGAGGGATTCGTGCAGCAGAGTACGCACTGTTTCCTCCGCCGTCTTCATCTGATCGGCAAATATGTAGACCTTGCCTTGGTAGAACACACCAGCGGGAACACCAGTAGCCCCCTTAGCTTTAGCGTCCGCGTCGGCTTTTTGTAGCTCAGCGGGCACCACTGCATCGTTGATGTTGTCTGCAACCACCACAGTAGGAGCATTACCCCACCGAGAAGCCACTAGGTCTACTATTGCCTGAACCTTTGCTTTGCCAATAGACGGAAGCGACTTGTTACTGCCAGTTCTCATGAACCGGGGTTTGCTAGCTAGGTCTACCAAGAAAAGGAACGCTGGTTCTAAGCTGCCTTCTGGGGCTTCGTTTTCGTTGTTAGCCCGAGCAATTTCAGCTAAGTATTTCCTTGCGTTTAGCCTTGTGCCCTCAGGAAAGCTAGGCGGGTTTTTGATATTGGGGTAGTTCTGCGGGTTACCTATTTGATCTAACGCACCAATAATCTCTAATGATCTCCCCACAACATCAACAGCACCAGCCCGTGCTTTAGCAGCTTCATCGGGCTTTGCTTCTGCAGCCTCTGCAGTTTCTGCCTTGGTAGCTCGTTCCTGTTTCTCCTTAGCCTTTGCAGCGGCTTCAGTTTGTGCAAACCCACGGCGTTTTTGTTTTTCCTCTGCAAGTTCAGCGTTGAGTTTTGCGCCAATACCCCCTACAGCTTCTACTTTCCACGGCTGGCGTTGTGTTTGGTCAAAGGGGGGTTCGCCCACTATTACGTCAGGCTCAGCAATCTCTTGATCTACTTCCTGTTCTATCTCATCTACAAAACTTGCCCAGTCATCGGCCTTCTTGGCTTCGGCCTTGGGCTCGGTCTTAGCTTCAATGGGCGCTGGGGCTTCGGCTACTGGGGCTTCGGCTACTGGGGCTTCGGCTACTGGGGCTTCGGCTACTGGGGTTTCAACTACTGGGGCTTCGGCTACTGGGGCTTCGGCTTCGGCTTCGGCTTCAACTACCGCTGGCTGCAGTTTTGCAGTTAGGTCTCGTTTCAGTACGCCGATTTCATCTAAGCGCGTGCGCTTGGTTGTACCCTTTTTGGGGAACCGACCATCTTTAGACAGCAGAGTAGCACCCTCGGTCTCAATGTCAACAAGGTGCTTTTGTATTTCCGCAGGGTCAGTT